GTTAATACACCACAACCAAGTGTCCCAGTAGTGGATAAATTCTCATTACCAAAAGTAATAGCAGCACTTGAAGATGTAATAGAACCATCGGCTAATGTTAAATCACCAACAGTAGAACCAGTCGCAGCAGTTAATACACCACAACCAAGTGTCCCAGTAGTGGATAAATTCTCATTACCAAAAGTAATAGCAGCACTTGAAGATGTAATAGAACCATCGGCTAATGTTAAATCACCAACAGTAGAACCAGTAGCAGCAGTTAATACACCCATTGTAAGTGGGGCTGCTGTTCCAGAAATTACTTCGCTTAAATTTGTAGTAGCTGACAAAAGACTAAATGTATCACCACTATTATCCCAACCCATAAATCCAGTTCTGGCAGAAGACCCATCATGATAATGAAATTCAATACCTCTATCTTTTCCATCATCAGAAGCTGGAGCAACCGTACCACCAATTACTATGACAGGGTCTTCATGAACAACTGTAGAAGTTGCTACAGTAGTAGTAGTACCATTAACGGTTAAATCCCCAGTAATTATAGTGTCTCCACCAACTGTTAAATCGGAACTGAGTTCAACAGTACCAGAAACCTTTAGTCCTTTGTCAGTTGTATTTGGAGGGGCAATCTCAAGGAATTGCAATTTAGCATCTCTATAAATACTCATTGTATATATTTTAAAAAAATGGAAGAAATGAGTTTGTTTATTATCTTTATACTATATAAAGATTAAAAATAATGACAGGTGGTATGTTACAAATAGCCGCATATGGCGCCCAAGATGTTTATCTAACTTCTAATCCACAAATCACTTTTTTTAAAATTGTTTATAGGAGACATACAAATTTCGCAATTGAATCAATCGAACAACAATTCAACAGTTCCAATAGTATTGACTTTGGAAGAAAGGCATACAGCACAATAGAACGTAGAGGAGACCTTATTACAAATGCCGTTCTTGAGATTAAATTACCAGCTCTTGACCAAACTCAGGATGGATCATCCTATGTCAACTGGGTAAATGGTATTGGTAATGCCCTTATCAAAGAAACATTTGTGAAAATTGGTGGATATACTGTTGATAAATACAGCAACGAATGGCTTGATATTTCTAGTCAATTCAGTGTTCCAACTGATAAGAAAGATGCTTATGACGAAATGGTTGGAAATAGATATGTAGATGCTAGTTTAAAGAGTATGTCCAATGTTGCTAGAACTTTCTATGTACCTCTTAAATATTGGTTTAATAATCCTGGATTGGCTCTTCCTATGATTGCTCTAATGCATCATGATGTAGAACTACATTTGGAATTGTCTGACCTTGCTGATATGATTAAATCCGATGTAGCACTTTCAGCACCCGTTGATACCTCTGCTGCTACTGCTTCTATTACTAGTTGTAAATTGTATGTTGATTACATTTACCTAGATGTTGATGAACGCCGACGTTTTGCCCAGATTAGTCATGAATATTTAATTGAACAAGTACAGGAAATGAATTCTGAAAATATACCAGCAGCTACTACTAGCAAAAAGGTTGACATTTACTTCAACCAACCAGTTAAGATGATTCAATGGGTTATTTCCAATGATACTTATACAACTACTGGTAGCACTCTAAATAACAATAAACCTTTCTTATATGAAGCATCAAATTCCATTGAACTAAAGGATACATTCTCAACAGCAAAACTTTTAATGAATGGCGTTGATAGATTTAGTGAAAGAAATGCTGCTTACTTCCGTCTAGTTCAACCATACCAATACTACAGAAAATGTCCTGCTAAACACATTTATAGTTATACTTTTGCTCTAAAACCAGATGAACACCAACCATCTGGGACATGCAACTTCTCTATGCTAGATAACGTTAAAATGTCAATGACCTTCGATGCTACTAACCATACCGCATCTGCTGGTAAGATTAAATTCTATGCTGTTAGTTATAATGTTCTCCGCATTATGAATGGTATGGCTGGTATTGTATATGCTTAAATTCTTTGTGATTATTTGTTTTTCAATTCATTTTTCAATTCATTTTATTATTAAATTTTTATAATAAATGTATAGTTATGTTTATTCTAGTAATTTCTCTACTTAATCAAAGTATTGGTAATTCAAAGTATTGTTAATTCAAAGTTTTAAAAATTCAAAAATATTATATACTATATTTAATCTAGTAAAATGTATATTGGTTGGGATATTGGTATTAAAAACCTAGCATATTGTAATTTGGAAGTGCTAGGTTCTTCACAAGAGAAAAATGGAACACATATAACACTAAATGGGATAACATTTAATATAAAAGACTGGGGTGTTATTAATTTAGTAGATGACTTAGCAACTAATAAAATATCAAATGGTGAAATAATTTTAACTAGCAGACCAAATATTAATTGTTTTGCTCCAAAGATAACTAAAGGAACATTTCAAAAAGATAAAAATGGAAAAGAAGTTCCCTGTAATAAAAAAGCAATCTATTGTTTATCAAAGAAATATAATGATGAATATCGTGGTCTATGTGAAGCACATTATAAAAAACTAGAATTAAAAAATTTACCAGAAATCAACAATAAACCAATATGTTATTATGAGGAATTAAATAATACTACAACAAATATTACTAAAAAATGTAAAATGAAAGCCCAGTGGTTATTCAAAGAGCATTTATATATTGGATTATGTACTAAACATAAAAAGAAATATCAACTAGATAACAAAATAAAAGAAACAACATTTCTAAAGACTGGTAAAGCTAAAAAAGCAACACATATAAATCTGACAACACTCGGCTTATCATTATATACTAAAATGGATAATAAAAAAGAATTACTTAATGTTGATACTGTATTATTGGAAAATCAACCTGTTCTGACAAATCCAACAATGAAATCCGTTCAAATGTTATTATATTCGTATTATATTCTCAAAGGGATAAAAGAAAGGCAAAATGTGAGTGATACAAAGGAGATAAATGAAATTAAATGTTATATGGCTTCAAAGAAAAACTCAGTTATAAAATGTTTACCAGATAATATACAGCTTGAAATAGAAAATAAATTACAAAATGTTAAATCTTCCTATACCAAAAATAAAAAGGCATCAATGATGATAACATCACATCTAGTAAATGAAAATCCATTATGGGGAGATTTCTATAATACTCACAAGAAAAAAGACGATTTAGCAGATGCTTTATTAATGACTATTCATTATATTCTCTTTAAAAAAAATGGAAATGCTATTAATAGTGATAATGATAATGATAATAATAGTGAGGACAATATCGAAAGTGATAGTGATGACAATATCGACAGTGATGTCAATATCGAAAATGATAATTTAGAAGACTAGATACCAAATTCATTTAATATAACTTTGTATAAATTTATAAAAGGTTCTGTCATATATGCGATAATATTATTTTTATGATTTTTTATATCAGTTATTATAGCATTACAGGGAATTGAACAAGTATCATCATAATAAGTATAAATATCTGTATTATTCTTAATATTACGGTTATCATTTACGCTATCCATATTATTTTATAAATATCTCAATGTGTTTCGTTTTATTAATTTGTTTTAATATTAATTTAAATCAATTTTAAACAATATTTTATACGTTTCTATTAATTTTTTTTAATGTAAAGAAATGACAATATAAACTAGACAATGGATTTTGAATTTAATCTTGATGATGGTGATATGAAGTCGATTAACCTTGATACTTCGACTTCAAATACACCAACAAACTTGAATCTTAGTAGAAGAACAGATGCTGAACATTCTCAACATCTTAATTTAACTAGACCTACCACATCTCCTAATCTTGGAGCATTTGATATGAGTGGAAATAACGGAATTGTAGATGATGACGACTTTATTGGTTTATTAACAAACAAAAAGAAAATTCGTTCTGATAGTCCAGCAGCACCTAATCAAAATAAACCAGAACCTGTAAATAATACTACATATAGCAGACCAGAACCAGTATCGGAAACAGAATTAATGTCAGATTCAATGTTTGATATTGATTTAGAGGATATTGATTTATCCCAAGAAACCTCAAATACTGTTAATCTAGACAATGACAAATTTACTGCGGATAACTCATTTAATATTGGTGGTGGAGGTATGTCAGGACCATCATTTCCCAATTTATCTCCTAGTCCAATGCCAGGTTTTTCAAAAACATCATCGTTTGGACCAGATACAACCGCATCTAGTGCTCATATGTCATTTGAAGACATCCAGAAGGCAAAGTTTGACCTCATTTGTAAATTTGAAAGATTACGCGATAAGGGTGTTCGTATCCCAAAAACATTTTCTATGTCATCAGACTATGATGAAATGCAATACGAATATAGTCGTCTAGTTCATCAACGTAAATTAGATAATAGTGTTAAAGCACAAAGCCGTATGCTTATTGGTTTAGTATCAGGTATTGAATTCTTGAATACCAAGTTTGACCCATTTGATGTTAGACTAGATGGTTGGAGCAGTAGAGTAAACGACGAAATCCACGAATATGACGATATATTTGAAGAATTATATGAGAAATATAAGGACGCTAGTGATATGGCACCTGAATTACGACTTATGTTCTCGCTAGGTGGTAGTGCTTTTATGTTCCATCTGAATAATACAATTTTCAAAGCTTCTATTCCAGGAGGTGGTATGCCACAAATGCCACCAGGTAGTGATGGCAACGAATCGGGATTTAGCAAGTTTATGGGTTTATTCTCTAAGAATGGTTTTAATAATAATACTACTTCTAATGAAGTTCCACCATTCAATCCAATGGATGCACCTCCCTTTGCTAATCCAAAGGACGCACCTCCTAGAGAAATGCCACAACCAAATATGCCACCACCTACCGATTTTGATAGATTACTAGATAATATTGCTAATAGTAATAGTAGTAAGGGTATTAATATTAATTTGTAATAAGTTTTATAAGTTTTTTATAAGTTTTCAAAAAATAATAATTAAAAAAATCAAAAATATAATAAAAAAATGATTAAATTTTTTAACATAGATTAACTTCTTGTTCTGCTGTTCTAGTAGCATAACTTTGTAAATCCTCTATAAATTCATTACATTCTTTAATAATACCAGGATATACTTCACTAAAACATTCCCAACTTTTATTAGCATATTTCTTTGTCATTTCTACTGGGTCATTGTCATATATAATATTACTTCCTACAATAATAATATGATTACCGTCCCGAACAATAGCATCTTCGACGGAACGATATTTCCTACCTTCTACATTTTCCGTAATTTCCAATGATACACCTGGTGTAGCTTTAATACGACTATTAAATTCTGGCAACGACTGACAAATTACAACAGGAGACCCAATTTTATCATTTTCCAACATTTCCAAACATCTCTTAGTATAATCTTCATTCAATAAATTATTCTTAGCATTCATTTGAGCAACAATACAAGGTGATAAATTTAGTGGATAACTACTATTATACTGTCTCTTGTAATAATCAATAACAGAATCATATGTTAAACCGTGGATTGTAACGAAACTAGCCCATTCATCAATCTTGAAAAATCCACCCATCATTTGCCTAAATGTAATACTATCTACATCAGCCAATTTGCTGTCTTCCATAACAAAAAACTTATATCTTCTAGCCAATTCTTTCATCTCCTTCCCAAAATTATCATTAAAGTCAGTAAATAAATCAACATGAACCTTTACCATTACAATATATTCCCCACATTTCTCTATTAAAGCCTTACTCTTCTCCCACGTTGAATAATCAAGCGATAAACATAATGCTGACTTTTTAGTAATAATTAAATCTAATAATGCAACTTGTAATCTATGATGAAAAATAGGAGAATATACCTTATATTCGTGAGTATTAGCCTTAATTTTACTTTTTTTACCTTCTTTTGTAAGTTTTTCTAAATCAGCATTATTCTTCCTAATTTTCATTTGCTTTTTACCTAGTTCTTCTCTCAAATCATCATTCATTGTATTTGGCAAATCATATTTCATCATATCATACATAGAAGATGGAATGATGGTAGTTCTACTTTCTGAATGAACGCCACTACCTCCACCTACTTCACCATCTTCTATTCCCGTTTTATCCTCAATTTGTTTTGAAATGTTTCTAATAAATTGCTTACGACTAATACTAATATGATACATAATAGATTCTTTCTGATATGTATCAATACTCCTTAATGACAATAGATTATCCAAAATTTCCTCAATTTCAAATAATGTATAAACCGCGTATCCTTGTTCCTCTAGAGTTTCAGCACCACCTTCCTGTCTATCTGTTAAAATTAATACAGCACTCACTACACAACCCGATCTTTCAATAAGTTTAATTGTATCTAAGCAACTTTGACCACTAGTAATAGTATCCTCGATTACTAAAACATCATCGCCAATATTAAATGTTCCCTCAATACTATTACAACTACCATATGTCTTAGCCTCTTTGCGTGGCATAATAATACTAGTATTAAGTAGGCTACCTACTTGAACCGCATATGGGATAGCACCAAATGGCACACCAGCAATGTGATTGTATTCAACTCCATCAGATGGCATATTATTTTTAATAAAATCGGCAACATATTTACAGAAATTCGCAAATTCTGTTGGAAAACTTATCAACTTACGCAAATCGAAATAATAAGGGGATTTCTTACCACTTTTTAGTGTATAGTCTCCAAATTGTAGGACTTGTGTTTTGAATAAATCCAAAGCAATTCTCTTGCCTGGTGATAATCTTTGTTGTTCCATATTAATAGAAATATGAATAGAAATGTTTTAATAAATAATATAAATGTATTTTAATATACTTACTAATAATTTACTCTTTTTTAAGTGAAAATTTAACGAAAAAAAAAAATGAATTCTTTATTGAAAGTATTTAGAAGCATTCAAACTACATTTCTAAATTCTAGTAATAATATTATCAAAAACCAAACCCCAGTTCTTAATGCTAGACTAGATTTAATGGAATATAATGGAAATGACTGGAAGAATTATTTACCATCTGAATCGGAATTGAAGTGTAAAATGGAGGAAACAAATTTAACATATGGCAAATTTAAACTAGAGGACTTTTCAAATGATACATTTGAAATAATATTAATTGTATGGCTACCAAATTCAATCACACAAATTCATAATCACCCAACAAAAGGGTGTTGTCTAAAAATGCTAGAGGGGGAACTAACAGAAACTACTTATTATAGTCATAATTTAGAAAAATCAAACGAAAGCCTTATTAAACCACCTTGTGTTAGTTATATTGATAATAAATGGTTTTATCATAAAATAGAAAATAGAAGTAATAAATTTGCGTATTCTTTACATCTATATTCTCCCCCTAACTTTAAATCAAAAACTTTTACAGAAAAAATATAAGTTTTAAAAATTAAAAATAAATAAATTAAAAATGAAAATTAAATTCCTTTTTTTAACAAAATTTTATACATTCAATGTTTTAATAACATCACCTGTATCAACATCTCTAGTAACAAATTTCAACATAATATTAGTCTGTAATGATTGATTTACTAGATAACCTCTCGCAGTAGCCCCAGAATGTGCAGTGAATGTGCTAAATGTAGCAGTAGAAGCATCAATATACGTTGATGTATTAAGTGTTTCATTACTAGTATCTAAATCTCCAGGAGGGGCAATATAAATCTTATCTAGGAAACTTTTATTAATATTACCATTACCTGTGCTGACTTCAGCTTCTAAATTAACAATAACGTGTCCAGCAGTACGGTTCATATAAGTATCTAGTGTAGTATTATCACTAGATATATCACTAAATCTAATAGTATCTCCTATACGGAAAATACGATTTGTGAAATGTGTTAATGTAGTAATCTGGATATATTTATTATAATTAGAACTACAATCAGTATTGGGGAAAGCATCCGTTCTAGTCAATTCATAATCAGTTCCAATAGCATCAACAGCAGTAATAGCACTGATTTCCAATACATCTCCTTGTGTGCTAACATTATTACCGTATAAGTCAGTAATATTAATAGTCATTCTATTAAGTGATGCCCTTGGATTATCATAGTAATTTTTCTTTTCAAAGAATGCTGGGATATAACGTAGGTATCCTCTCTTGAATTGTGTGGCAAATCTAGTATCAGGTGCTGGTGCAACATCACTAGACACATAATCACTAGAAATAGATGTCGTATTATATTCTTTGTCAAATATCATTTGGGAGAATACTTTATCACTAGCAGAATTTGTGCTGTAGAATACTCCATTTAGTTCTTCAATATGTAATAATAAATATGGGTGTCTGTGAGTGCTAAGATAAATACGACTGTCAAATACTACTGGTTCGTTATCAACAGGTAAGATAGCATTAATTAGTTCAACAGATACAATATTGCGGAAGATTGCTGATACAGCTGCGTTATTTTGGGTATCGCTACTCTTGAAATTTACTTTGAATTGGTATCGAGATTCTTGTTGTGATTGCCAATTACGGTCTAAACTATTCACATTGACGTAATGGACTTTATCAATATATCTAGGTTCATTACTTACTTGGAAATCTACTAACTTGTTGAGGATACGGTCGCTTTCTGTCTTTCTGTCTGGCATAGCACGTGGGTCATTGTCACTGATAGTTCCAGTTGTCATAGTATCAATCATACGATTTGTAATATCATTCTTTTGTAGCATCATTTTACGAGGGTCAGTTGTAATAGTATTTACACGTGCGTCAATTATGTCTTGATTACGTTTACCATTTAGATTATCCATAGGTCGGGTATCCATCATTTTTTCAATAGTTTGTGTATCCATTTGTGGTTGCATGGTATCTCTATTACGTTGGTAAGCATCTAGCATTTGCATAGGGTCTTGTCCGTCCATTTGTTTGAGTTCATCCATATTATTGTACATTACATCACGTTCAATACTGTTCATACTATTTTCAGTTTTAGCATCAATTAAAACCATATCATTGATAAAATCATCTGATGTGGTGAATGGTAGAGTGTTGATATTATAGTCGGTACTATTTCCTGAAACATCGAATGGGTGCATTGGATTGTTGGATTCATATATTTCTGCCATTTGTCTGCCAGTAGTATTTGTTCTTTCTTCTCGTGAGATATTATCTGTTCGGGAATTGACAACACCTTGGTATTTTTGTCGCATATCCTGGTTATTGCCACGACTATCTTTACTGTGTGGCTCATCTGATAAGTCTGGACGTATCATATCATTATTGCGTTGTTGTTCTATAGTTTCTAAATTTCTAGAAATATCATTGTTATCTGCCATCATAGACATACCAAGTGTGTTGTTATAGTTGTATCTAGTTGATTCTCCACGGTTATCAATGGTATTACCAGATACATTGGTTCGTCCTTTCTTCTTTTCAACAATTTTAATAAAGTGGGATGCACATTGTTCAACTAAGTTCTGGTTAAGAATTGTTAGATTGAGGTTATTGTCGTCTGTTTTGTTATATACGACTTGGGCTAATTTATGGAAACCCTCGCGTAATTTCGGGCTACGGTCAATGTTATAATCACATTTGTGATTAACGTTTTGTTGGACGATACCGTAGGTTAAGTCCATATTCTCTTTAGAGAAAAAATGATTTTTAATATCAGACATTATTGCTAGTCTTATAAATGTTTTGTTTATATTCTATTACTAAATATATTCTATTAAATAATTTAATATAATTGTATATATTATTTGATAATTACAAACACCACTTTTATATTTTTTAATATTTTTTTAATATTTTTAAAAACTTAAAATGTTTTACACCTT